GTTAGGCGTTCGTGCCGATCGACGACGCGGACTCGATGCGGCGCAGAGCCTCCTGACGGAACACGCCGTAACCCACGAAATGCTTCCAGCCCACCGGACGGAAACGCTTCAGCAGGTCAGTGACCGTGCCGTACACGATGGTCGGCTGCGAACCGTACTCACCGCCGAGAGACACACCCTTGGCGAGAGCCTGACGGCCCATGATCAGGGTGCCGTACACATCGATGGTGCCAGCCGAACCCGAGTTGTCCGAGGCGTTCTCGAACAGCGGGGCGCGGGGGGACTCCATGAAGCGGACACCCTCGAACATTCCGATCTCACCGTTGTAGATGCCCTCCGGGTTCACGTAGTTCGCCGGGGTGCGCCACGCTGCAGCGTCGGTTGCCGAACGGAAGTCGTAGGAAACATCCGGGTGGATGAAACCGACGTAAGAACCGTTGATGGTCGGGACGTTCGCCTTGCGGAGCTGGGCGACAACCTTGCGGACATCGTTCGCGGCGAGGGTGTCATCCGAGTTGACGGTGACACGGCTCGACGGGTCGACTGCGCCACCCGTTGCGTAGATGACGTTGTCGCCAGCCTGAAGGACGGAACGGCAGATGGTGTCGATGGACAGACCGGCGTTGTAGCCGACCGCGTTCGCCGCCACCGGGTCCACCGGCAGGAAGGACGAAGCACGGAGCTTGGCGGTCGTGACCGTTGCGTTGCCGTACTCGTTGAGGGTGACCGTCACCTGGGAGTCGCTCATGGCAACCGGGGTGACATCCTCAGCCTCGCCCAGTGCCGTGGTAGCGGCAGCGAGGTCAGCGAAGACGGTGAACTTGACGGACGAACCGGGGTTCGTGGCGTTGGTGGCCTGGACATCTGCGAACTGGTCGTAGTACATCTCGGGACGGAGGGCGAAGTACGCGAGCTTCTCGAAGGCGACCTGGTCGACCTGGAGATTCGCTGTACCCGTTTCTGCTGCGTAGTAGTCAGCCATTTTGGGGTTCCTTTACAGGGTTGAGGGTTGAATTGGTTTAGCCCAGTTCGATGCCCTGGGCTTGCGCCTCTGCAAAGATCGCCATCAGTTCTGCTTCGGACCCGGCATCGTTGATTCGCTTCATCCAAGATGGGCCTTCGGGAGCGGACTCTGCGCCTGCCGCAATCCTGTTGGACTGTGACCACGCTGCCCGGTCTTCCTGTGGGACCTGACCCTGGGGTGCAATCAACTGTGCTTCTTCAGCTGCCTGCCGGATTGCGTCTGCGCTGTATTCGCCGTCGTAGCCCTTGACGAAATACTTGAACTTCGGGTCGCTGACGTTGAGGCCGGCTTCCATGCAGGTCAGTTTCTTTTGGGCTTCGTTGGCCTGCTCAATTTGCTTGAGCAGTTCAGCGTTTTGCTTTTCCAGCTGCTTGAGCCTTGCTCGGACTGGGTCCTTGCGCGGTTCGGGCTGATCGTCGTCCTCGTAGAACTCGTCTGCGAAATCTGACATTGGCACACTCCTTGTGTCCACACCAGGCTTGGAGGAAACCTGGTGGCTACTTGTTGTTACACCCCTGTTGTCGTCACAGGGTCGGGGGTCGCCCTGTGAGTCCGGCCTGCGGCCTCACGAGCATTGTTACATAACTTTGATGCTGTGCGCTACTAGGATGCTAATTATTGCAAGCACCTTCGCAGCAGTGTGCTTTGTATCCGCAGGCGGGGCATCGCCATCGGCAGGCGATCGGGTCAAATGTGGCTTCGCAGTTTTCGCAGGTCATTCGCCTACGGTGGTCAAACCGGTTGCGGTTCCTTGGCCTTGTCCGGCGAATCCGCCGCCTGCCTGGAACTCTGCTTGCCGTCTGCGGCGGCGGGCTTCGATGGCTTTGCGGGCTTGGGCGTTGGTGCCGAATGTGGCCCCGATTTGTTCTTCACGGGTGACGGCTTGTTCGCCTGCCATCTGTGCCTCGAACAGTCCTTGACTTTCGGTGATGCTGGTGAACCCTGCCTGGGCTTGCTCAGCGGTAACCCCTGCACGGGCAAGAGCTTCAGCTTCCTGTGTCTGCAACTGGATTTGTGCCTGCTGCTGGGCCTGTGCGGAAATTGCTGCGGATCGGGCCTGCCGTTCTGCTTCGTACCGGTCGAAGGTTGGGCGGGCGCGGTCCGGGTCAATGAAGTAGGCGGCAAGGTCACCTTCGCTCACACCGTACAAACGCTTGAACTCGTTGACAACGTTGGCGGGGGCGTTGCGGACAGCCTGATATCCCTGGTCGATACGGCCTGCCAGTTCCTCTACGGACACATCTTGGGCGATGAAGTTTTGGAAGTCAGTTGGGTCGTCGTAGAACCCGGTCGGCATACCGCGTGACTGAAATACACGCTTGTAGTCGGATTCCAGTGTGAGGTACTGGGACACGGTGAACTGTTGTTTTCCTTGCTTTTTCAAGATTTCATTTGCGGGGAAACGCTTCTTGAACGCATCACTGTCAGCCATTCGAATACCGATACTGTTGATGTCGTCATCAGCAGTAATTTCTTTAGAAGTCCACAACCGTTGCACTTCAGTAAGAAACGCCTGATCAGTCAAACCGTAGAACTCTAAGGTTTTGCGGATAATGCCAAACGCAGAATCAGTTACATCAGCCATTAGATGACCCTCCCGAAAGCTTGGGAAATAGTGTTAGCCAACCGTCGAGCTTCAGACTTTGCGTTCTCCGTCTTATCCCAACCGTATCGTGCATCGGTTCGGAGAAGTTTCTGCCACTCACCGTTCGTCATCACACGCCTCTTACCTTCCTCACCGAAGTTCAACGAAACCTCATAATCGGCTTGGCTCATGTCAATCGTGTTCGGATCAACTTCCAACAGTTGTGCTGCCTGTGTCCTAAACGATGAAGCAATGTCGTCCATTGTCAAACCCTGGTCAATCAGCGGAGCTAGGTGCGCGTATCGTGCCTTTGTGATTTCGCGTTGCTGGCGTTGCACATCATCAACAGTCATGTCACCCATCAGAGTTTTCTGCACGGTGTCATCAGAAACTTGGTTGAAGTATGCCTTCCCGATTCCTGCGACACTGAGATAGTCGTTGGACTTTTGGACTCGTTGCACAGCGGTCGGGTTGACTAGGTTCCCGGTGTCGTCCTTGCGGAACACTTCCCGGTACGCCTCGAACTTGAGTGTGTCGCCTTCCCAGCCGAGGTTCATGGCTTTCGTGACGAAAGCGTTGAACGGTGTGGAGTCGAAGCCTGCGTCACCGATCAACTGTTTGATGGCGCGAACCTTGCCGGTTGTTGCCAGTTCCTTGTAGAACGTGGTGTTGTTGAACTCTGCAACGAACCGGGCCTGTGATTCGGGGGTTTCCCATGCGCGGTTGATAACACCCTTTTTCAGTAGGGCAGCAACATCAGGGTATTTGGTGCGGTCAATGTCCAGCAGCCATGCCTGTGAGGGGAACATTTCACGGAACTTGTTTTCCCAGTTGGCAGGCAGTTTCGTTGTCGGCGTTTTCGTGCCTGCACCGGCACCTGTTCCACCGGGTCCAGTCGGCCCAGTAGGACCAGTCGGTGCGCGAGTAGGGGTCGCACCGAACCCGCCAGCTACCTGACCACGGCGACGCAACCCCTCACGCTGAGTTGCGGTCATACCATCAACAGTTTCAGTCATAGCGGCAACCGTCTCAGGGACAACAGCCCGGCCATACTCATCAAACTGCGGTGTCACAGACGGAGAAGCCAAAAGAGAGTCAATCTTGGCAATCTCGGCATTACGGGCATCAATATCTGCCTGATGCTGTTCAGGGAACTGAGCATATCCTTTCTCGATCTGATTGCTAAGAACGGCGATAGAGTACAAATTGTCGTCACGAAGCTTGCGAAGCTGAGACAGATAGTCGGCAACCAACTTCGCCTCTGACTTTGCTTTTTCCGCGGCACGACCCTGCTCGCTTCGCATCTTGTCATACGGTGTCTTGGCTTGTTTTTCAGCTTTCTTCGCTGCGTCAAGAAGCGACTTGAACTTCGCTGCCGTGACCTTCTTGCCGTCAACCGTGCGAGTACCGTCAGCGTTCTTCGGGGAACTTTCAATTTTTTCCCGTGCCGCCTTAGCGTCGTTATAAGTTTTTTCAATTTCCTTATCGGTGGCCATCAGCCAAGTCCTTTGATTGATTGATCCATCAACTGTGCCAACTGCAACGCACCCATCGCAGCGGCCTCATCCGGGGCGGCAGCCTCAGCAGCCTGCAAAGCGGCGGTCT